GGTGGTGCAGAGAGCTCAGTAGTCGCGAAACTCCGCTAATGTGCAATGGCCAGCATGGATCGTGGTGCAGCACCGCGTAGCGCTGAAACGCCCGCCGAAAGCAGCTGCATCTGACCGCGGTTGCCGGCGACGTTGCCCATAGCCTGAAAACCCTTTACGCAGAAATTGCCGATATTGCCGAGGAAATGCAGCGCCGTGTTGAGCGGTGTCTTGGACACCTGCGGCAGCTGCGCTGACAAGTCTTTGCCGTACGAAGTGTAGTCGGGACTCCACTCGTAAACTCCGGTGAATTCGAAGTAACACTGGATAGTGACTTCTTCCTCTCTCGTGTAGATAGCGTCCACATTACATAGGACGGTTGTCTGACACGCTTTCGTGGAGTTGTCGGAGTACACAGGAGTGATGACATTCTGCGCCTCAGCATCGGTGTCCGACGGCGTCCACACAAACTCGTGGACCACCTCGCCGAACGTATCGCGTTTCAGGGCCTTGGCCATAGAACTAGCAGCGTGCTCCCCACCGTTGTTCGGGAAGGTGCACGCTGACTCCGGGATCAGGCCGATGATGCCGGACCTGGTGGAGTAATCGCCGCACGGGTTAATCTTCGTGCACGCGGCCAACGGCCGGTAAGTGTCGATCAGGTCGTTGCTCGGATCAAAGAAATCGAACGCCTGTGTTTGGGTTCCGATGTTCACCGGTTGCCCGGCGAATTCCCACCAGATCTTATACACGTTGGCGCCCGGTACGAACGACACGACAAGATCCATCTTGACGTGCGCACCGATGGTACCTGCGGTCAACACCGCTAACTTCGGCTGAATGGCCTTGTTAAGGCGTACCTGGTATGCACCTGGTGTTCCGGCGTATAGAGGCGTAACGATCGGGCCTGAGCATGGATTTGCAAGCATCGCCAGATACCTCTTGGCGTGCGCATCCAGACCGGGCATGGCTTCGACCCTGCGAGGGGAGCCGATCGTTGTCCCTGGCGGCCGGTGGGACGTTGCTGTTGCTG